GGAGCGGAATACCGGAATCGAACCGGTGACGAAAGGTTGGAAACCTTTAGTTTTGCCTCTAAACTAATTCCGCAAGGCGGGTCAGGAGGGATTTGAACCCCCGACCAACGCATTAGAAGTGCGATGCTCTATCCACTGAGCTACTGACCCATATGGTAGTTCCTATCGCCGCTAACCCTGAACTACCAAGGAGGTTACCGCAGTGGTCTCTCAACCACCTCTTTATTGTAGCAGACCTGACCCAGATTGCCAACCCTCTTGGAAGTTCTCTGAACCACCACCAAGGGGTGGAATAGGATCTAATGCGAGAGTAGTTGCCACATTCTTTGTAGCAATCTCATACATCAATTCGTGAATGTTCTCTGGTTCTGTTGTCTGTACTGACCAAGAACCACCTACGCCTCCATCCATATTTACAATAATGTCATCACCAGGTTCTTCAATAGATTTTTGATATTCCATTTGTGTTTCTGTCAAGATTGGTTCACTAAACCATTCATCGTAAGGTGTAAGAATTGGTGCTGGGTAAGTCATGCTTGCCAGTGATAGTGATAGAAGTTTCCTTTAGGGTCGCACATCGGGTCTTCCGATGATACACGATATCTTAACATACTCTGACCTTTGAAGTCAGTTCTGTTTCCAATGATACTATGTGCTTTAAGAAGGTTTCGTTTACCCTCTTCAGACTTAAGTCTATTTACCAAAGTAGTGCTCGCCACCGGCCGGTGAAAATCAAAACCCTGATATTGACCAGGGGCATATACAACATCAGCAACAGTGTTAGGAAAGTATTGTGAGTTTACACGGTTGAGAATTGATGCCGCTACGCAATATTCATCAAAGGTATTTTTTGCCGCTTCAACAGAGACCGCTCTGGCAAGATGGTCATAATCTACGGCGCTAAGTGCCAGAATCGTTTCCAAAATCATAATAATCTTTCTTGTAGTACCTGCCTAGGACATTGCTATTGTAGTAGGTGGGGGTTCCATCTGTCAAGCTCTCTGTCAGCACATTGTTCAGAAACAACTGACGAGTCTCTTCGTAGTTCACTTTCCCAGGCGTTTTATGTAGACTTAATATAGTTCTTCTAAAGGATTCCTTTCCGAACCGCTTAACATCCTCTTTAAGCTCTGGACAACTACCGTAGTATTTTCTCCAGTCACTTTCAGACGTAACTCTCCTTGGTCTGGGATTGCTATCTGTAGGTCTAGGCTTTCTTCGTTGCCAAAAATACTTTCTCCCAATGTACTGTCGTTGGTTCGCGAGATTGGTAATGTTATACACAAAACCGTGAAAGTTCCCAATAAGGCTCCCGTCAAACACGCTGCCGTTATATCTCCAGGGATTGGGGTACTCAGGGTACTCTTGATTTTCTTCCACATGATAAATTTTCATCTATCATATTTAGTGGCTCCTCATGGAACCACCAATCATCTATCTTCTTCGCTTCAACCTTAGAGTTGAAAACCTGTGAAGGTATCTTTTTTGACATCTTGTTTGATTCCGCCGACGACATAGGATTCAACTTCTGTTTCTTGTGGAGCAACTTGAAGACCCTTAGAGGAAATCCAGTGCTGTGTCCAAGGTAAAGGATTGTTTTTAGCACTTATATCATATATTGGATCAAATCCAATACCTTTCAGTCTCCTATTAGCGACCCATTCAACATACTGTTTGAGTAATGCATCATTCAAACCAATCATTGATCCATCGCGGAACAAGTAATCTGCCCACTTCTTCTCTTCATTTACTGCTTTTTTGAACATTGCATAGACCCACTCTTTCTCTTCCTTGGCAATCTCTGCCATCTCTGGATCATCACCATTCTTCCACTTATTCAGAATATTCTGTGTGATTGCTAGGTGTTGATTCTCGTCTCTTGCGATAAGAGAGATGATCTTTGCGGATCCTTCCATGAGTTTAAGTTCACCGAAGGCGAAACTACAAGCAAAACTAACGTAGAACCTAATACCCTCAAGAATGTTAACGTTGGCAACTGCTCTGTAGAGTTTTCTTTTGACATCTTTGCGAGTCCAAGTAGCGGATGGTGAATCTCTAAAGTCACTTTCCCACATTCTACCAGTGCCCCAGTCTTGAGCACTATTGATAAAGTCATCATAACTTTCAGTTACTGACTTTGCTCTATCTAGAATCCTACTGTCGGTGATGATCGTATCAAGAACCTCACAAGGATCCGAATAGATATTTTTGATGATATATGTGTAAGAACGACTATGGATCATCTCCATAAATCCCCACACTTCCATACATGCTTCTAGTTCAGGAAGTGAACAGTAGGGAATAAATGCCATACCAGGACCACGACCCTGTACAGAGTCCAGCATAATCTGATACTTCAGATTAGAAGTATAGATGTGCTTCTGTTCAGGACGCAGTGTGTGGTAATCTGCTCTATCTTTCTGAAGTGAGACCTCTTCAGGTCTCCAGAAGTATCCTAACTGTTGAGTAGTAAGTTTTTCAAAAATTGGATATTTGTATGAATCATACCTCTGAATTCCCAGAGGTTTACCAAAAAACATTGGTTGTTTTTTAGCATCATGAGGTTCGGAGTTAAACACCGTCATCCCCTTCACTTTACTTTCAATGGTATCACTCACTGAGCTAACTTTAAACTGCACAGGATTCACACTCTCCCTCCTCGGCTTTACTTAATTCGTCTAACAAATTTGACAATTTTGACTTCTCTTCATTATCTTCCTCCACCTCATCTGTTTTGATGTCGTAGGTGTTCTGATAGTAAGAAGTTTTCCATCCATACTTATATGTAGTCAGGAGGTCATTTGCCATCTGAGATACTGGCACCTCATTGTCTGGATAATGTTCAGGGTTATACGACCAGTTACCAGATATGGCCTGATCAAAGAATTTCTGCATGACAGACACCACATTTATGTACCCGGTATTGTCAGGCATATCCCACAACAAAGTGTAACTATTTTTCAAGGAAACATACCCAGGAACAATCTGCTTAAGAGGTCCTTTCTTGGATTTCTTAATGGACAGGTATCCTCTAGGTGGTTCAATTCCATTGGTTGCGTTTGACACAACGGAACTGCTCTCTGAAGGCATCTGTGCGGACAGTGTACTGTGTCGCAATCCGAACTCTTTGATAGATTCCCTAAGACTATCCCAATCATGATGATATCCTTCCGAGGTGATCTGATCTACATCTTCCTTATATGTATCAATGGGCAAAATGCCATCAGCATACTTGGTGCGACCAAAGTATTCACAGTGTCCCTTCTCTTTAGCAATCTGATTGGAAGACTTGAGAAGATAATATTGGAATGATTCTGAAAGAGTGTGGACAGCATCCCATGCTTCCTGGTCACCATACTTAAATCCCAGTTTCGCCAAATAATGTGCCAAACCAATAAATCCCACTCCAAGAGATCTTCTCGCCTTTGTAGCAATCTCTGCTGCCCGTACAGGGTACTCCTGATAATCAATCAGTTCCTCCAGTCCACGAACTGATAAATCACACAAATCCTCTAATTCTTTATCGTTTCTAACTTGTCCAACATTTACTGCCGAAAGAATACATAGAGCAATCTCACCAGGCATCTCCTCATCAATATGATTAAGAGGATCGGTTGGTAGGGTGATCTCCTGACATAAGTTAGACATGTTCACCTTATCCTTAAAGGATGAGTGTGAATTACAATGGTCAATATTCATAATGTAAATACGACCAGTCTCTGCTCTCTCCTTCAGAAGATTGAGGAAGAGTTCTTGTGCCCCGATAGTCTTTCTTGGAACAGACTCATCTCGTTCAAACCCCACATATAAATCATCGAACCTGTCAGTACCAAAGGAATCATACAGACCCGGTACGTCATTCGGTGAGAAGAGGCTAATCTCCTCATTCGCAATGAAACGTTCGTAGAAAAGTTTTGAAATTTGGATTGAGTAGTCAAGTTTGCGTACCCGATTGTCTTCTGTGCCTTTGTTGTTCTTGAGAACAATAATATCTTCTATTTCTTGGTGCCAGATTGGGAAGTGGACTGTTGCTGATCCACCACGGATTCCATTTTGCGTACAGCATCGTACAGTTGATTCAAACTTTTTAAGGAAAGGAACAACGCCAGTGTGCTGTACTTCTCCACCTCTGATCTTACTGTTGATCCCACGGATTCTCCCAGCGTTGATACCGATACCAGCCCTTTGTGCGACATAACGGCCAATGGCCATATCAGATGTAAAAATACTATCCAGGGTGTCATCAACATCAACCAGAACGCAAGACGCAAACTGCCGGAGCGGTGTACGCACTCCTGCCATGATTGGTGTTGGGATGTTGAGTCGGTGCCTGGAGACCGCATCGTAGTACCGTTTGACATAAGACATTCTTGTCGCTTTGGGGTAGTCCCGGAAGATAGTCAACGCAATCATGATATACATGAACTGCGGAGTTTCGTATACCTTTCCAGCACTCCTGTCTTGCACTAGATATTTATCCACAACCTGACGTAAACCAGCATATGTGAATAAGAAATCGCGATCATGATCTATGAACGTCTGTGCTTTAATAATCTCCTCTTGAGAGTATTTGACAAAGATATCTTTATCGTACAGTCCATCATATGCTTTAGCAGTGATATGATCAATCAATGAAGGCAATTCCCTCATCTTTCCAAACAGAGACTTCCTAAGCGAGAATAGAAGCAGTCTGGCAGCAACGAACTGATAGTTGGGATGATCTAGGTCAATTAAATCACTGGCACTCTTAATTAAAATCTCTTGAATCTCTCCTGTCGTAATACCATCATAGAATTGAATACCAGAAGTCATCTCAACTTGACTCGCAGACACACCCGCAAGACCCTCACATGCTTCCTGTACCATCAAATGCATCTTATCAAGGTCAAGAGACTCAATTCTCCCATCTCTCTTTTTTACTTTTGTTCCGTTGCTCATGTTTTCTTCCAGGTGTTAAATTTTAACTTTGCTTGTAAACCGGAGTAGATATTTGATTCTACTAGTTCTTGAATCTTGTGTCCAGCAAGGACCATATCATTAAGATCCTTCTCTCGGATATTAGATGGCCATATGACTACGGAGTCGCCACTATCGATTGTTCTGCCGATTCGATTGACAATCTCTCGATTGCGGGGTTCGTTATCATATATCCAAACAGGATTGCTGATACCCCAGTTACCAACATCAGCGTCAGCTCCGCACATAGCAATCGCGTTTGAAATGAACGTGGAATCGAAAGGACCTTCGGTGACATAGACTGGTTCATCTTTTCTGACATTATCCAATCCGTAGAGTTTTGGCGCATCATCATCCAACATTATGGTTAAGTATTTAATAGGGTTTGTAGATAGGGATCTACCTTGAACTCCTATAAGTTTTGAATCTACAATAAGAGGAATGACGATTCTTTCCTCGCCAAACTTCACATCATCAAACGTATCTGGTTTGATTGTATTGACAAACTCTTTGAAGTTTTCAGCATAAAAAAACTTCCCATTAAAGATTGCCCTAGATTCCAGGTACTTCTTTGAGATAGGCACAGAGAAAGCGTCTGGAAGGTCTATACTAACCTTCTTTTTGAATTTAGGTCTGGCACTATCTACAGTTGCGAATATGTCCTCTGGACTCTCTGTAGGGAAGTTCTTTCCTGTCTTCCCATCCTTGAACTTCTCAAACGTATAGTG